CTATCATTTCGTAACCGTCCCAGCAAGGTTCCTTAAGTTCTTCTTCGCTATTTTTTATAGGTATGCAATTTGGCACAAGTCTACCATTTTTACGTTTCATTCCGTATTGCTCGTAACCGTCATAACAAGGGTCGTCTGCATCTTTTAGCTCGTGTGTTTCGCAAGGCATATACCAACTTTGGTCGTCTAAAGTATGTGTATGGTAACCTTTGCAACCCATTTCTTTTGCAACAGCTTCTGCTTCTTCTGGTGTATCGTATGCCATTCTACCATCAATAACTTTACTTGCAAGCGATAATTTTTGTCCTGTTTCTTCTTCTACTTGCTCTTTGGTCATTGCATTTTCTAGGTCTGCAAATTCTAAAGGTTGTAAAGTTTTAAAATATAAATCTAAACTAATATCGTTGAAAGCCAAGATCTCGTTAAATGCATCTACCAGTAAATCTTGAAATGGTCTAATAACAGTATTATCCATTAAATTACTAGCTGTTTTTAACTCGTCAGCATTATTACCAAGACCAGTACTGTCTTTTATACCTAATAGCATTGGTGATACTATTCTATGGCTAACCATTATTTTACGCATTGATTCGTCTGATAAAAACTGATACTGATTGTGTGCATCTGATAATTGTACTGGCTCTAAAGATGCTGCCTGTGATTCGTTGTCGTTAAATGCTAGTATAAATTTACCTGCGTTAGATGTACCACTAAATTTTTCTTGTATTCTGTGTTCAATCATTTGACGTTCTTCTTCCGTAGGTATGCCATTGTTGAAATTAATTAACATACTCGGTGCAAGACCATTCATTATATTGTTGAGGTGGTAATTTGCTACTTCTTCTTCTAGTTCGCTGTATTGTAATCCGCCTTGGTAATCTACTGGTGAATAATAATAAAATCCTGTTCTGTATGGTTTTACATATAAAATTTCTAAGCCTTCTTGTGACATACCAAATGCTGGTATTCTTTTATGTTCTTCATTCGGTTTTGCCTTTTTCCAGTCTGGACAATAGTAATATGCTTCTACCTCACCGTCACCATTATTTTTTTCTGCACGTAAAGTTTCTACTGGAAAATGCTCTACTTGTACTATTTGCGATCTATCTTTAGAATAAATTATTTGCATTGAACATTGACCAAGTAATTTTAAATCGTGTGCCAGTTTACGTACGCAATCATTATTAAATAAACCTTTCATACGCGCATACTCGTCTGGTTTTTTATTGCTGTCAGTAGCATCTAAACCTTGACCAAATATTAATTGTGATATACCATTTATGGCAGCATTATTTGTTGGACTACCATTATGTCTGTCAATTAAATACTGGAAATAGTCATTGTCCTCGCCATACGCAACCCAATCTCTATTTTTTACCTCTATTATTTCTGGTGTGGTATAACTACCTAGTTGTACTATTTTTATACTCATATTGTTATGTAATCGTCATCAAAACTATTTTCTGTGGTATACACACCACTATTAACAGTATAATAATTATTGTTAGCTTGGTTGATAGTTTGATCTGTGCAAAATATCTTGTCTTTATAAATAATTTTAGAAGATGAATTTTTTAAAGTAAAATCATAGTATAATCCCTCTTGTAGAACAGGACTAAAAGTAACAGTAAAAACCAAATCGTCATCTACAGTACTCGGACTTATACTATAATCCTTATCAACATTTGTTGTATCGTTCCTTAAACTTAACGTACCACTTGTAATATATTCTCGTGGTATTACCTTAATTGTTTGTGCTGAGGAACTAGTTGTCAAAATCTTCATACTATTATAACGCAATATATTTGTTTTTTGCATAAAAAAAAAGGGTAATAATAATATTACCCCCTTTTCCAAAACTAAAATTAATCAAGGTGCAAGTTGTGTGCCTTGTGTCGCACCTGTAACTACTGTCGATGTAACAAAGTATGCAGGTATTGTTTCTTGTGCTGTAAAGGTTAGCGTGTACCCGCTTAAATCACCCATTGCAGCACCACTTGTTATAGTACCAGCATTGGCTTCTGCACCGTGTACAGCACCTACTAAGAAATAATTTCCGTTATAATCTTCAACAAATATGTGAGGTCTAGCTTTAACTAATAATTTAATTTCTTCTTGTGCCTCTTTGGTTTGTTTTGTCAATGTAAGATTTAACGTTTGTTCGTAAAACACAGTACCATTCTCTGTTGAGCCTGTGATTGTTTGTTCTAAAGACGAATTACCTTTAAGATCAAATTTATATACAGTTGGTGATCCTGCCATTGCAGTAACAAGTCCACTAGATACTGTAAGTGCACCCATTGTTCCATAATCTGTAAAGTAAACTGACTTTAAACCACCAACGGTATCTCTACAAGGTAATTTTCGTCCTTTTGTGAGTAAGCAAGCCATATTTTTATAGTATTAAAAAAGGGTAGGTAGGCACTTGGCTTACCCACCCTCTTGGTTAATTAATTAATTTATTAAGAATACAGTACAATATCGCTTCCGATAGCGTGTTGTATTCCAGCAGTAAATCTCATAACTACACGAACATTCTGTGAGCCATCGATGTCTGCCATATCTATAACTTTAACTTCATTCTGGTCAGCCATAAGTCCAGTACCAAAAAACAGGTTAGACTTTTCTGCTGCAACCATTGTGTTAGAAGCTAATCCTTGTGCCAATACTACATTAATACCTTCAAAGGTTAATGCACCACCGTTAAACCATTGTGGTCCTTGGTCATTTGTACCAGCTGCCCCAACATTAGAAGCAAAACCACCTAAAGCTCTTACATATGCTCTGTAAACATTAGGCGATACATAGATATATAAATCGTCTGCACCATACACTGCACTAGGTATAGCATCTACCACTAATCCCATTTTAGCAATTACGTTAGACGAATCTACTGCTGCACCTGCACCTACGTCAGTTACATCACCATCTGCTAGTAGTGTAGTTCTGAATCCGTCAAACTCACCAGCATTTGCATTAGTTCCACCCCAAATGTTTTGTTCCATTTTTTGTGCAACTTTGTCTGCAACGTGTGCAATTAAAAAGTCTGAGAATTTTGTAGGCATATTAGAGTAAGCAGAGAAACCCATTGAGTTTGCTTCCCAGTCACTAATAAAGTCCTTTTTACATAACTGTAAGTTTACTTGAAACTCTTCTGGTGTAAGTAGCCTTTCAGTTAATGTTACCGTAGAGGTTGGGTCAAAGTCACAAGTGGCATTTTTGACAATGTCATTTGTAGCGACTTTCTTCATAACCTCTTTAAATTTAATGTTAGGCTTGATTGTAATTAAATCATTTGCCAACGTTGTACCAGAAAGTAAAGCTGCAGAAATGTATTCACCTGCAAATTCGCCAGCGTAGGTAGTTGTTATTGATGTTGTTGTTGCCATTTTAAAATATTTAAATAGTTATTATTATAGTTCGCCAACTGTAATTGATGAAGATTGCGCACCATTACCGAATAAAGTATAAACTGTACCATCGCTAGATAGTTCTATAAAATCACCGATACGTTCTGCACCATCTTCAAATGTAACACGATCTACTGCATCTGCGTCTACGACAGCACCTGCAACGATCAATGATCCACTTATTGTATCTCTTTGAGTAGAAACAGTTTGTATAACTGTGTCAGTACTAAAAGCTGCTACCACCTTAAATTTAAAGGTCACACCTGCAGTTGTTTCAGGTAGTGTAATCGTGTAACCAGTCCCAGAAATCAAAAAGGTCTTACCGCTGTCTGCTGCTGTAATCGCTTTGCTCTCTGTGATCACTTCTGTTGTTTCAAACTTTCTTTGTACGTCGTTTGAAAAAGTTGTAGTTGTACTCATTTTACTTGTTATTTATATTAGACATTCTGTGTAAAACCCTATCCATTGTGGAATTGGCGTTTCTTTTATTACTAAACACTTTCCTTTTGTTTTCTGTTTTTGCATCTGGATTGTGCTTAATTGCTTTTGTAGCTGGTTCTGAAGACAGTTGCTCTTTAACTTCTTGTTTTGCAAGTTCCTCGTCTTTCATTTTGCCGAGTTCTTCTTTGACGTATGCTAATTCTTGCTTCATTTCATCAATGATAGGCGTAACTGCTGCCACTACCTCTTCAACGATTTTGTTCATCTCGTCCTTTTCTTCTTCGTGTTCTTCGAGGTTTTGTTCTTCTTGTATTTCAGCTTCGTTTTCATCTGATAAATCTTTTTTAGATTTTTTTGCTTTTGGCTCTTCTTCGGTATCTTTTTCTGCTTCTACATCTCTTGGCTCTGAGCCTGTTGCCACTTGCGAATCTAAATCTTCTGTTTCTTCTTCTTGTGATTCTGTGACTGCATCTGCAATTTCACCGATAATACCCTCTTCTGCAACCATTAACATTTTACCATTTTCTAGTTCGTAATCACCAACTGGTAAAGGCACTTTCTCGTCCTCTGTGACAATAAATACGCTTTCACCACTTGTAAAATTTTCTGCTTCTAGTACGGTACCATTTTCTAACTTCATACTTTCAAGCTCTATTTTAGCGCTTAACAGAGAAGTTATTTTTGTAAGCATTTCTGTAGGTTTCATAAATATATTTATTTAACGTTATATGTATTTATATAATATAACGCACCTAAAAAAATATTTGCATTTTAATTTGGAATTTTTGTAATAGAGCCTATACCTTGTGCTTGATATGAGCCATCACAACACTTTCTATGGTACGTTTTACCATCTTTGCATAGGCAACCACGCTTGCCACCTTTTGGACTGCTGTAACGTCCATTATTTGATGATCTCATTTTATTGATTTAAGTTTACTTATTGCCCAGTTTATACCACTAGAGCCACCCCAAGCATCCCACATAAGACCACCACAACCCTCTGTATATGGTACATCTTTATTTTGTTGATGCCTTTTAAAACTAGCCATTCGTGCTATTGTGTCACGACTTATGTTTTTTTTTTCAGCAAGTTGTCTTGCTCTAGTCCAACCGACTCTAGTTCCGCATTTACTATTATTTTCTTCTTTGTATTTTATTGCGCGTTTTGCATTGTTACTTGCTGATTGTGGATAGTCGTTATATGTTTCAAAGGTATAACGTACTAAATTTTCTTTTATTTTTAGTAATTTTTTACCAGCTTCGATTTCTTTACTTAAACTGTCTTTTATTTGCTCTTTAGGGCGCTCTGCTTTATCGGCAAAGTATCCCTCGATACTAAAACCTTTTACAAGTCCAGTTTTTACATACTCGTTCCATACCTCATCGTTGTAAACTTTAACAGAGCCAACCCAAGAGCCTAATGGTAAATCCATACCATATAACGAAGATTTGTCTTTTTCTTTATTTTCTACTATCCACGATTCTACCAATGATACACCATTAATTTTCTCAAAATGCTCATACGTTGAATTGTTCTGGTTGCCTTTTGATAAATACAACTCAGAAGCTTTACGTACTGTATCTTTTGTAAAATATATATAGTATTCTTCGTCACCATCTTTACGGTATATTGGTTTATTAGGAACAAGTATTGCACCCATAAGTATTCTTTTTTCTGCATCTACCTCTGCAAACTTATATACCTTATCTTTAGATAATGCCAAAAAGTTTTCTTCTATTGCTGGATTCTCTACCAGACTGATTGCGTCAATACCGCTATTTTCGTCTAGTTCATCAATTACTAACTCAACTATTCTCATATTATTATAACGCTTGTATTATTTTTTTTGTATTTATATTGATGCATTGTTTTCAATTTTTCTATCCAATGCCTGTGCTGTTGTTACGTCATCACTAACAACAAATGCTTTTACTGGCTCTTGATCTTTTTCACCTATTGCTGTTGCTAATTGGTTTTCTGGTGCTTCACCAACAATATTAAAGGCTGGTGCTTGTCCTTGTGCTGATGGTCCACTACCTCCACCACTTCCACCCATTGCTGGTGTTGATTTTATTTTAGCAATATTTACTGCTGCGAAACCTGCTGCAAGACCTGCTTGTACAAAAGGATATGCTGGAAAAAATTTAGTAACTGGTGAATCTTGTGCAGTTTTAAAAGCATTGATAGTTCCCTCAATACCTGAAATTGTAGCTTGTGCAATTGCTGCCATTTTACCTATTTTACTACCCTCACCTGCTGCTGCAATAATTAAACTTAATCCGTCCATTACAAGACCTTTTTTTACATCAGCAACTTTTTGTTCCATATTTTCTTCTTCGTCACTTCTTTGTTTTTTAACGTCAAAAATTTGGTTGTCAAAATCTTGTTGCTCTAGTTCTTTTTCTTGCATAAAGTCTAACAATTGTTGCTCTGCATCTTGTCTTGCTTGTGTGCCAATGCCAAGTCGTTCAATTTCTTTCTCAAATCTGGCTACCTCAAGTGCTTCTTCTTCTTCTGATATTTGTTTTAACTTTTCTAATTTTTCCAGTTCGTCCTCAATTTCTTCTGCATTGGCAAGTTTTTTTGCAATCGCTCTTGCGTTTTCTGCTTCTGCTAAACTGTTGGTTAGTTCTATTTCTTCTAGTTCTAGTGCTGCCCTGTTTGTTAATTGCTCTGATTCAAATCCTGCAATACTTTCTTTTACATCAAATAGATTTTTTTCTGCTTCTATTAATGCAACTTTATTTTCAATTAATTTTGGATTTGCTCGTAATTCTGCTTGTGCCAATTCTAATGCTTTTTGTGCATTGGCTAATTGTAAGTCAAATTGTTCTTGTAAAACATTTTTTAATTCGTCATTTGCTTTTATTCTATCGTCAATAGATTTTGTAACATCATCTCGTATCTGTCTTTGCCTTTCTGCAGCCAACTGAAACTCTAATTGCAATTTGTCATTTTCTGCCAATGCTATTGCTGTTTCGTTTCTTAATTGTTGGATTCTTTTTTGGTTTGCTAGTTCTTGTGTGGCTGAGATTTCTTTTGTATTTTCTATTGCTTTAGTTGCAAAATCGCCAAGTTCTTTTCCAGTCTGTATAAAACCTTTGCCAATACCAACTACGTTGTCAACCAATCCACCAGCAGCATCATTTAGTTTGCCATTTACTCTGTCAATGTCTGCTTGTAATTCTTTTATTTTTTCTGCATCATTACCACCTAAAAATGATTTTTCCCACGCTAATTGTGCATTTAACAAACCAGTCTGTACACCAAAAATTGTAGTTTTTAACAAGTTTATTGGCACCATTACTGAATTTTTTACAATATCACCAAGAGCTGTAAATTCTTGTCCTGCATTTACAATACCATCAATAAATTTTGTAAATACTGTTGAAACTGTACCAAACGCCACACTTAAACCATCTACAATGGTCTGGTTTTGCATTAGTATTTCTGTAAATTTTTCAAATATTTTTAGACCAAGACCAGCAATAAATGCTTTAACAGCTAAACCTGCACCACGAAAACCTTTACCTACCTTACTTACAGTTTTACCTAATAAACCTAATTTTTTATTACCATCTTTACCAATATCTTGTATTGCTTTTTGCGATTCTAAAGTTTCGTTTTTAAAATCTTCCATCTCGTCTGAGATCCTGCCTATGGCTTTTTGTGCGTCCTCTAATTGTATGGACAATTTTATTACTTCTTCTGTCATTTTTGTAGGTTTATGTGGTTTTTTATCTCTCTAAAAGACAATGGCAACTTGTATTTACCTAACGCTTGGTCAATGTAATCTGTGCGTATGTCTTGCTCTTTTGCTAGTTCTAGTAATGTTAAAATATTGTCAATCATTAGTAAAAGGTTTGTACTTTTGTTACTATTCCATCTACAACTGCTGCACTTACACCCTCGGTCGGTGCGTAACAACCGTTTTGGTTGCAATCATAAAACGCATAGAATCCGTCTGGTGCATATAGCAGTTTATTGCTCTCTGTATTTTTTTGGTAAACTCCAAATTGGTCATCTGGTAATTGCATTAATCCAAAACCCTCTTTTAGTGGTCTATAATTTTGACATACAAAGTCTGTTTCGGTAGTTTCGCCTTGGTTATAAAAAGCTAATCTTGTAAGTTTTGTACCATTTGGCAAACTAGACCCAGTTTCTGAAGGACTTTTTGCATAACCCTCTGCTGTTTCTCTACTTGTTGCGTGGTAACCGCAAGTTTCCAAATCTCTCTCAAATTGGTTGTTAGTTGGTACGTCAAATTGATTCATTGTATTGTGTGTTGATATACCCGTGAAATCACTACCATAAAATTGTTGTTCGTATTGTACTGCATCTCCCTCAATAACAACAGGCACAATGAAAGAAATTAAACTTGGTCCACTAAACCCTCTTACATCAAAGAAAGTACCATCACCATTTTTTATTCTAAATGTAGTATTTCCAGACCCTCTTTGTGACCCACCAGGTTTTTGTACATTATATAAATACGTACTAGTTGTAGTGGTAAAACTTAAACTTGGTGTGGCTTGTTCGTGTAATATAGCACTTAACGATTCACCACTTGCAATATCAAATGACGAGTCTGTTGTTGTTCTGCCATAAAATCTATAATAAATTGTATCGCCAGCAGATAGTCCTGTAACTTCAAATTTTATATCACCAGATAATGTATTTTTATTCTGTGGTGTGGTCTCATATTTAATATTTGTAGCAGAGCCAGTTTTTAATGTGCTTATATCTGTTGATGTTAAATGTGACTTAGTTGTCGAGTAGAAAAATCCGTACTCGTCAATCTGTGATGTTGTACCAACTTTACCTAGAGTTGTAACAGTAAAAGATATTGTAACCACAGAACTTGTTGGCGCAGTAGTAAGATATGTCAATACTGGTGGTGTAACAACAAGTGGTACGTTTCTAATTACTTGCTGTGGTATATTAGGTATGCTAACATCTTCTGGCACAACTTCTGTTACGCTTAGTTCTTCTAGACCTTCAATATTGTTTTGCGTATCTACTGTTAATGTGGCATTGTCTGCTGTATAATCTGTTGAATCTGCACGCAAATTTGTTATTTCGTTGTCTACTTTTAAGAATTTTTGTGGGATTATTGGTATATGCTCTGTCGTTGTGTTAATAAGTTCTAAATTACTTACCAACGTCTCAAAATTTGTAACAATTTTGTTGATCTTATAAACCTTATTAAATATTTGTAGCTTGTCTGATAAAACTAAATTCTGCAAAATAGACACTGGCAAATAAGATTTTACAGTTGTAAGTCGTCTGCGTACATCAAAAACATCTTCGATATATTCTTTGTAATATTTTTGGAACAATGACTTGTCGAATGTAACACCTTGGTATTCGTTTGTTTCTGCATTGAAATTTATATTATCGCTAGAATCGTCATTTAAGGTATTACTTAAATACACAGAATTTGACGGTACAAAATATGATGTTACCTCAGAATCGTTGCCAGCTGAATCTAAAAAACTAATGCTTGTTCCAGAACTTAACACAGGATAAAATAATAATGGATCTGGTAAATATGCACTTTGTTTTTCGTCAGCACTCCACCCCCATTGTATTGATGTATTTGCACCACCTGTAACATTTTTAAGTCTTTCAAACATAAAATGGTCAAATGGTAATTTTATCTCGTAAACCTCACCATCAAATTTTTCACTTTCATTGTAATTTAACGTACCCCATTTTCTATTAAATATCTGCTCAAAATTACTAGCCATAAAACTTTTATCACCTTTATAAGAAAAGTTAATTTGTTTGTATGGTAATACACTATCTACTGTAGATGTATCTTTGTCAACAAACTCTGTTACATCTCTAATTGTTGTATTGTTATTATAAAAATCGTCTAAGCTTTGTATTTTTATTTTTTTGTCGTCTTGTATAAAAGCTGTTAAATTAAACATCTTAAAAATACCAGTTAAAAAATCTATAACTTTTATTTTTGGCAACTGCTCAGTAATTTGTACTTTTTTATTTGTAATTGTAACCGCAGTACCTGTAAAGCCTATTGTACCTAAAGTTGTTTGTACTCGTGGACTAATTGTAAAAGTTGCTACTGTTTCTGATTCAACAGCAAACGTAAAAGTGCCATCTGGTATAAAAAAGAAATCTTGTGGAAATGTATCGCCTGTTAGATCTTTGTACGATTTAAATTCCTCGCCATCTTTATATAAATATATATTATAATTGGCTGATTGGTTTGTTGTTGTTACACTAAATCGTAATTGTCTTGTTCTACGATTATGTACACCACTTGAAAGTCTACTTTTATTTATAAAATAATTATTGTAAAGATCAATTACCGAGTTTTTTCTTCTTCCACTTTTACTTGCTAGTTTGAAACTACTAAACTTAACTTGTTCTGGTTGATCGCTAAACATACCACCGACCTTGTTATGCAACCATAAAAATAAATTGTAATAACTTGCGTTTGCACTAGAAAAAAAATCTTTGGTAAAACTAAATCCATCGTCAGCAAAAAACTTACGTTCTATTGCTTTTATAATTGCGTGTACTCGTATTGCTGGTTTTAACTGGTCAAACTCTACACCTTTATTTGTACCAACAGCGTTATATGCAATATTGGCTAATGCTTCTGTATTTGCAACAGCAGTACCAGAATCGTATATCAATCGTTTGGTATGTGTGATTAATGGTACAAGTAAAACATTTGCAAACGTTTCACCATCCATTACTTTTGATTGTGCTGTACTAAGTAATGATTTGATGTTTGTGTCTGAATATTCAAATTCTAAAGATGTAAGCATTGGTAAATCGCTTAGTGTGGCTTCACCAATTTTGTCTTTTAAATTTACAGTATTACCATAAAACGTAAGTTTATAGGTATGTGCTTTATTAATTTTTAAACTCGTACCCTCCAGTTTTACTTTACCTTTTTTAAATAATTGGTAGTTTAAATATAGTTCTGCATTAATCTTTTTTCTTGCATCAAAACCCTCTAGTATTTCGTAATTATAAAAATGCTTAAATATTTTATTGTTTATTTCACTAGCTGGTACGTTAAAAGTTCTGCTAAAATCACTAAAAATTTTATCTATATTTCGTACGTCTTGTATTGTTTGAGTAAGAGTAATACTCTCGTCGTCAAACATTTCAACCAACTGATTTTCTACGTATAATTGTAAACCTATCATCGTACATTGTTTATCTTGTTAAATGCAAATTCAAAGTTTATGGTATAGTTTATTAACTTGTCGTTCAAACTTGTTTTAAAGGTAAATTCTTTTGATGTTGGAACTACTGGTAGTGTTTTATTTTCAAATCTAATCCAAACATTCCTAGACAAAAACAATTCTTCTATCGTGCTGTTTGCATCTTCTAGTATGTAACCAGTATTTAATTTAATTTTACTTTGAGCATTTACGTTATATCTAGTTTGTTGCGACTTATACGTGTTGTATGTTACTGTTGAGTTGTCAATAATATTACTTTTATAATTTTCATCTGTAACACTAAAACTTTCTACTGTCTTTTTAAACATATAAACATCCTCAAACGCTCCGTGTTTATTTACAAACGTGATTTTAAAAACTGAGAATTTTGGCTCACAAACATTTTCTATGGTAATAGTTTTTTTTAATGTTGTATCATCAGTATCGTAAACTTTTATTTCAGAACTATTGGCTGGTATTGTTGCATATTGTATTTTTTGGTTGCTGTTACCAGTATCTGTGATCTGCGTTGTCGTGCTGTCAATTATAATTTTACCAACACCTGGTGCGTATAATGGCAATTTACCTGCTGTATTTTCTGGTATATAAATTGTATTGGTTGTTATTAATGCATCTGTTGAGCATTGAGGGTTAATCGATTCTTCAAAATAACCGTAACCGTCCATAGCTAAATATGTATTTGTAACTGGACTTCCATAAGTAAATGTAACACCACTATCGTCTATTAATGTTGCAACTGTTGTTACCCATACTGTAATTGATGTATAGTCATTATTAAAAGTCATATTTAAATAATCACGTACCAACTCTGCAAATTCAAATACTATTTTTGTTTCTGTAGATATTATTTGTTTTTGTAAAGTATATTTTAAATCTGTACTAGAATAGCTACCAGACGTGCCAGTATAAATGTAAATTTCTAGATTTGCTGTTTTTAGTGTTGCCATTATATTACTGAATTACCGCTACCTATTCCACCGCCTTCGCAGTCATATTCCCAAACATCTTCAATGACACCATTATTCCCAATTTGCCAAATATAAAACGTTCCAGAATTTGATCTAGCTATATTATTATTTATAAAAGTATCTACTACATAAAATTGTCCAAAGCCTTTAAATGGTTGATTATTTATACAAACGGTATGTCCAAATGCTGTGTCTATCTCATCGCTAGTACAAAATACCGCAGTTCTTGCTCGTGGAAAGCCAGATTCGCATATATCTTGTTCACTGGGAAAACCAATTAAATCCATATAATATGTATCGCCACCGTCAAAATTACATACATTTAGTTCTGGTGGTTGAAATACTTGTTTCGAACAGACTACACTAGAGCCTGTGTTAGAAAAACCGCTTGGTACAGTTATAGTAAAATCTATATTACGAGCTGTTCTTGTACTAACTATACCAAAATCAACAGGATCAAAACTAGCTATTGTACCCTCTGTGCCTTTTATAGTAACTTTACCTTTCTTTATAGTTCCATCAGTATATATACTTTGCTCAGTTAATGTTACATCACTACAAGTCATAGCGTCTAATCCTGTACCAGCTTGTGGTATTGCTAAGGAACATTCTATTGTAGCACCTGCGTTTGTGTAATTAGACGGTACTGTAACGTCAAAAAATATTGTTTTACTAACTGAGCCTGTTGAACTATTTGCACCTACGTTATATGGCGGACCACTAATTGCTGACCCTCCAGATGTTAATTTTCTAGCTGTTATTGTGCCAACTAAAGCAGGGTCAGTAAGTACACCTGCTTGAGTTATACTACCACCTTTCAAGTTTGCATCAGTACAAGTAAAAGCACTACTGGCTGTTATTGTTACTGTAATCGTTTGCACAGGTCGGCAAGTATTTGTGTCATTGTCAAAAGCTGACACGTATAATTTTTTTACACCGCCATTATTTAAACTTGTAATTGTAAGAGTTGAACTGCTTACTGATGCTTGCATAAAACTTGGGTTAGGATTATTAACCGTAAAACCTGCGATTGAAGAAGTGCCTTGAGTAAAATAAGATGCTAGATTTATTGTAGATGTATTGCCACCTGCGTTTAAGGCTACTCCAGGTATTGACCCGTTTAGTGTTGGTCCACCAGAACAGCTTGGTGTTGTGCCAGTTGTTACTTTTGCAGGTTGCGTAAAAGTCAATGTACAATCTAAAAATCCACTAGATGTATTACTAAAACCACTTGGTATTAAAAGCCTAAAAACTAATGTACGTAATGTGTCTGTTGTTACAACTGCGTATTTACCATCTGCAAAACCAGAGTCGCTACTAGTAAAAGAATCTATTGTACCTTGCTCGAATTGTGGCTCTGTTATAATACCCTCTTGGCTTATACTAAGTCCTGTACCATTTGCAATAGTACAAGTAAATTCTGGACTTGGTTTTGTAGGTGTGCTAAATGATGCGTAAAATGGTGATCTAGTATTTATCTTGCTCATTTTGTTTTAAAGTTTTGTTTTATAATAAACGACATAAAGTTTGCTACGTCTAGTCCAAACGCATCTGTAATTTCTTGTGGCACGTCTTTAAAATATTTCTGAAATGGTTTTGTAAAAAACAAACTTGGTTTTATACCTCTCTTATATATTGTTTTTGCTATTGCAAATTTTATGCTTTCTCGTGACCTAAATTGACCACCACCAGTTCTTGGTGCAATACCTTTTTTTATAATCCATTTATCAAACACTCTGGTTGGTGGCATTTTGTCTGTATATTTATATGGTGTATTATATTTTTTTTCTGTTCCAGACACGCCCTTGTCTACAAACGTTGCGTAATATGGCATTTCAATATTAAACTCTAAGCTGTTTGGATATATTTTAACTTCTTGACCTATTATTTTATCATACAAGCCACCAGTATTTTTTTTCTTTTGTCTTGCTAGTTCTTGCTTTGCATCTTTAATTACAAGATCTCTGTACTTTTCTAACGCAGATTTTAAATTGTCAAACTTCATTGTCAATGTCATTTTGTACCAGTATAGTAAATGTTGTTGCCCACCCTGCAATCTGGTTTTCAAACCTATCCATAAATGGCTCACAAGAAGCACTACCGTCTAATTGGTATTTATCTAGGTATAATGTTCCAGATCTTAATTTTTCAATCATTCTATTTGCAACTGCTAGCTGTGTATTTAAAACGTCTTGCTCATTGTCATTATCTAAGAATATATCTGTAGTCGCTTCTTTTGAATAATCTACAATATCCATATTAAATACAGTTAGATTAAAAATTAATACACGTTCTTGTTGCGTTACGTTATTGACCATAATATGTGATAAAGGAAATATCGTTTGTTTGCTCAGATCAATTCTTGTTATGTCACCATACGTTACGGTATTTACATTTACATTAGACACAAGTTCGTCTTTAATGGTCTGTGTTACTCTATAAAATGCTTGTGCACCTACACTCATCTTTTAAAACTGTTTTTTATTTTCTGGTTTTCTAAATCTGTTTTCTCTTTCTCAAAGCATAAATGCAATAAGCAAGTGTTTAAATTCATTTTACTTATATTTTCATATTTTGCAACATCTCCC